TATTCTGCTTTTCCTGGACAACCAGTAGATCCAAATAGCAAAGACCCTCTTATACAAGGATTGACTTATACAATTGATGGTGGTCCAGATGGAACTGGAAAAGTAACGTATCATAAAAATGGTGTGGATTATGATAGTTTGAATAGTTATGCACAAAGTCCTGCAGTAAGATTTGGTGCTGGTTATACAGCAAATACTACAAAGTCCATTCAAACTGCAATGCAAAAAAATATTGCAACTGCAATATCAACATCAATACCAATACAACCATCTGCACAAAACCCAAATCCTGGTGGTAATGGTGCAGGTGGTATAGGGGTAGGAAACTTAATAGATGCAGCAACTACATTGTGGAATAATCTTGGGAATGGATTTGATGATCTTTCAAAACTAGATTTCAAAAGTGCAAATGAAGAAGAACTTTTTACAAAAAATGCAAAACTTCTAAAATATCCAGCAGATATTTTAGAAAGAAATCAAGATACATTACAAATCTCAATGTATAACTATCAAGCACCAAAAGGAGATTTGTTTACCAATTCCACACCAGAATTTAGAGTAGATATATTAACAAAAGGAATACAAAGAAATAGTGCATTAAAAAAATATATTGGAACTGTCATTCTCCCAATTCCTGCTGGAATTTCAGATTCTAATAATGTTAATTGGGGTGAAGATAATATGAATAATTTGACTGCTGCTGTAACGAATTATGTTGCAAACCATTTACAAACACAAACAGTAGCTACTGGTGCTGCACAAGCAGGACAAGCACTTGCAGGACTTCCTGCATCTGCAATTACGTTTTTGGGAACAATCGGAAAAGCATCAAATGGATCGATTGATCCAAATTTATTAGCACAACTCAAAGCACCAATTACATCATCATTATTAAAACAAGCAGGATTTGAAGTATCCCCAGAAAGTATATTGGCAAGAGGATTTGGTATTGTTCCAAACTCCAATATGGAACTTCTTTTTACTGGACCAACTCTTCGTGATTTTACTTTTGCATATCGTATGAGTCCAAGAAGTGAAGAAGAAGCACGACATGTAAAAAGAATTATTCGTTTCTTCAAGCAAGGAAGTGCTGCAAAAAAATTAAATGCAACAGGTGGAGCAGGTGGAAGATCTACATTCTTGGGAACTCCAAATGTATTTAAACTTCGTTACATAACAACAGGAAATAAAGATATATCAGGATTAAATAAATTTAAAATATGTGCTTTGAGAAGTGTTGCAGTTAATTATGCTCCTGATGGAACTTGGGCAGCATATGATGAAGGTCAACCAGTATCTCTTACTATGTCTTTAAATTTCCAAGAACTTGAACCAATATATGAAAGTGATTATCAAATTCCCGTTTCATCTGATTTTAAAGGAAATAAAGATGTATCTGCAATGGATAATTTTAGTCCAGTAAACAACGATGACGTAGGGTACTAAAAATGGCATACTTTTCAGAACTTCCAAATCTTCATTATACTGCTAATTTTCCAGATCAGTCATTCAATACTGATGTTGTGTTAGCAAAAAATATCTTCAAAAGAGCAAAACTTCGTGAAGATATTGCAAATGCAGTCAGTGCTTTTACTTATTATCAAATTATTGATAATGAAAGACCAGACCAAATTGCTGAAAAAGTTTATAATGATTCAGAACTAGATTGGGTTATATTAACAACCAACAATATCACTAATTTTAACAATCAGTGGCCATTAGATAATGAAAGTTTTCATAAGTATCTTTTAGATAAGTATGGTTCTGAAGAAGAAATTCAAAAAGTTCATCATTATGAAACAATAGAAGTTCGTGATGAATATAATCGTGTTGTAGTTCCTGGTGGTCTTCAAGCAGATCCACCAGAATTTTATCAAGATGATATTATTACAAATGCAAATAATACCTCTTATTTTATATCAAGTTTTCCAGTTCAAGGAACAAAAGTTTCAGTTAATTTAAATCAATTTTTAATTGCATATGGGAATAGTTCAGATACCAATGCTTCAATTACTGATATTCAATTTGATACATCAAATTTAAGTATTCTTGGAAGAGATGCTAACGTTCCAATTACAGTTTCAAATGATCTCAATCAATGGCCAAATGGTTGGGGTGGTTCTTTGACATTATATGGAAGAGATGAAAATACAAATGTAACAATAGGTGATGCAATAGGAAATCAAAAAATAGTACTTCCAAATAATTTATACACAATAACATCAAGTACTTATGGTAATGCTGTCATTACCCTAGTCTATAAATAAAGAAAAAACCATGTCAGTTCAATTTCCTGGGGTTACAATTCATTTTGAATTTGATGGACATTCTGCATCTTTTACAGATTCAAATGGAATTGTAAGAACTTCCAATGGAATCAATGAAGTAACAAATTATGATTATGAAGTTAAATTAAATGAAGAAAAAAGAAAAATATTAATTCTTAAACAACAATATCTCTCAGTATTCATTAATGATATGAAAAATATCATGACATATGACCAATCCTCTGATTATATTGATGCAAATACTAAAGCAACTCATAATCCAAAATTAACTGGTAATTGAACCTACAGACAAAAAAATCCCCCGGAAATTTTTTCCGAGGGAAAAGGTAATTAAAAGTTGATTTTGAAATCAGGACTCTGCAAGTTTCTGAAAGTAACTCATTGCATCATCTTCATCTTCATCGTCACTATTAGAACTAGAAGATGCACGAACTGAAACCTTCTCTTGAACTGTTTCAATTTCTTCCTCTTCATCAGCAACTTCAGGATCTTGACGACGAGTAGTTCCTTTGTTACCAAGAACTTGATCCAAACGTTTTTTCAAATCTTCATAAGATTTGAAGTTTTTTCCATCAGTAAAATCATTCAAATCATGAAGAGATTTGTAGATGCTTTCTAGTTCATCATCGTCATCGAGAAGAGGACCAGGTTCAGCAAACTCTGATTTATCGTAATTCCAGTAACCTTCAACTTTACGAAGTTTAAGTTTGAAATTAGCACCTTCCCAGAAATCAAAAGGATTTACAGGTTTTTCATCATCAAACTCTGGTTGCATAGAAGCCATGATCTTATCAAAAACTTTCTTACCAAATTTATAAAGGAATACACGACCTTCATTTTGAGGATTTGCAGGATCCTTTACAACATAGATGTTCGCATAATAAGACAGTTTACGTTTACGATCACGAACAATATTTTGATTGTCTTTACTACCAGTATTCCAAAGTTCACGGTTTGCTTCACAAACAGGACACTGACCTTTGTTAGTAGTGAGGCAGTTATCAATTAACCAACCACCAGGTCCTTGAAATGCGTGAGACCAAACCTGTGCCCAAGGAAGATCACATCCAGCAGGGGCAGGAAGAAAACGGACGATGGCAGAACCTGTACCACCCTTATCCATTGAGGGTTTCCAAAAACGATCATCATCTTTGGAACCAGTTTCGTTGAGTTTCTCAACTTGTTTGATGAGTTTTTCGGTCAAAGAACCCATCTTAGATTGCTTTTTAAGATCAGCAAAAGACATTTGTATTCTCCGTATTTGTTGTATTGGAATGTATTGTACGTATTAAGTGTAGCAGGTATAAGGTCAAACGTCAAGGGTTTCTTCAAGTTTATCAATTGTTTCTTCCATATCCTCAAAGAATTTATTTAAATTATCTCCTGGTTTAAAACCAAAAAGTTTAGCAGATTCAATGATTTTTTCTTTCATTTCTACTGCTTCTGGATCATTAGATAAAGACATCCTGAAAATAAAAAGTTTTTGTTTTTCCAAAAACTCTTTCATTGTTTCAAGATGTTCCCTTTTCTTTTTTTTATCAGCAAAAGGAATATGATACAATTGATTGATAATTTTTTCTTGAAGATCATCAAGTTCTATCAATGATTTTCTGACCATTTCCGAATCAAAAAATCCACTCATAATACAATCTCCTTGAGTACTTCTTTATACTTTTCTACATCAATATTTATAAATGGTTTATATTTTTGAATTCTTAAACTTATAAATTCCCAAACAGGATCAGTAAGTTTTTTATCAAATTTTTTAGTGAATTCTAAAATCAAATCCAAAATTGTAATTGTTTCTATACTGATTGCTTTTTGTAGATGTTTCTTTAAAATTTCTGGGTGATTTCCAGTTTTACAATCAAATAACTCTTCAAAATTATCTTTTCTTATAAAAACTTTTATTTCTGTTTTGAACAAGTAAAATAAACTTTGTGATCTTTTCATCCAATTGGTATAAGTATCTTCACCACTTCTGATGATTTCACCAATCCACAATCTGTCTGGATCATCACATTCCACAAAGTTTGCAACAAAATATGCTTTAATTTCGTCATCATTTTTTTGACGACTTAAACGTTCAAAAAAATACCTGTCTTTGCGTTTGTGAAAGGAACTAATAGATGCTCTACTTCTTCCACAATACTTAAAGTAGTCGTAATCTTTTTTTGTAAAATGATTTTTAAATGCTAAGTAAGTTTTATATGTCTCAAAGTCAGTCACAAAGGCAGTTTAGCACGAGTTGTTTTCTTTAAGAAATTGAGTTCAGTTGCATTGTGCTTCAGTTTTTCTTTCAATGGTTTTGAAATTAACTTGGAAACAGTTTCAACTTCAATATTATTCTCTTCGCAATAAGTAACGATTGCGTCAATATAATTGATCTTTGATGCTTTTACAATACTCTCAATGTCTTGTGCAAATTTTTGTGGACATAAAAACTTGCTACTAAGTTCTTCTTTAATTTCGTCATTCATAGGATTGAAGTTTATCTGCAACAAATTCTCTAATATATTGGGTAAGCAATTTGATGTATTTTGCTTTGTCGTATTCTTCATAGATTTCACATTCTCCGTTTTCACAGGCCATTATGATTACAAATTTCTTTACTATTATACCAGTCATCTCGTATAACATGCAAGCATAAGCAGAGCATTGAACAAAATAGTGTTCAATCCACTCTCTTGGTTTTGGTTTCTTTGAAGTTTTAAAGTCAATGATTGCCAATTCATCATTGTATTCTGCAATACAATCAACAGTTCCAGCAATTCCAAGCACTTTACTATATAAAGATCTTTCAAGTGCGTGAATATTATTTATTTTATTTAAATAAGGTTTGGCAATCCCGAACAACATTTCAGATAAAGGTTGTACTTGAGGAAGTTCTGGAACATTAAGCAAATAATTTTCACTCAAAGTGTGCATATCAGTTCCACGACTGGTTGCTTGCTTTGTAATTTTATTTGCCTTTTCTTCTCCTACTTTCTTTCTCCAATCAGCAAAGAACTGACGGTTCTTGTGACTGGTTACAGAAGTAATAGAGACAAGTCGTAATAACTCATCTCCTTCTGGTACTTTATAGTATCTTACTCCATCAATCGTTTCCCTTTCAAGTTGAGGGAGATCAATATCAACGTGATTAAACATTACAATCCAAGTTCAGTTTTTGCTACAAGATATTCTTTGACAATGCCCGAACGAACAATATCGTCAATACCAAATTCAATCATATCAAAAGAAGGCATTTTTCTCAAGATATTAATGAAGTCAACAATACCACTCCTTTCATTTGCTTTTACTAGATCTGATTGACTTGCATCACCACAAAAACAAACTCTACTATTTTCACCAACACGAGTGATAATAGAATCCAATTCATGAAAATTAAGATTTTGAAATTCATCCACAATAATAATTGAATTGTCCAAGGTAGTACCACGAACAAATGAAGTACTCCAAAACTTAATCGTCTCTTGAGTTTTTAAATTTCCATAAAGCATCTCAAACTCTGCATCAGAAGGCATCTGAAACATATACTTCACCATATTCTTATAAGGAATTTGATAAAGTGATGATTTATCTTCATGTGTTCCAGGAAGAAATCCAATCTCTCTTGTTGCTACAAGTGAACGAACAATATAGATTTGCTCATAAGGAGTAATTGGATTCAAAACATCTTTCAGTGCATTATAAAGTGTAATGAAAGTTTTGCCAGTACCAGCAGCGCCATAAGCAACTATTTGCTTACCAAGTGCATAAGCATCAAAAAGTTTCTTTTGATTTTCTGTTAATGGTTCAATATCTAAAAGTAATTCTGGTCCAATTGGTTTTCTTCTTTTCATTTGCTTTGTAGTTAATCCAACTCCGATTGGCTGGTTTTCACTGCTGCTTCTTCTTTTTCTTGCCATT